CCTACTGTTTATGGCCAAAGGCCCCCCATAGACAACATCCAATATAGGCTTAACGCACTACATCAGGACGGTCAAAAACGCAGACTTGTACCAGCACAACTTCCAGGGTCCCAGGCATGGGTGTTCCTTTAACCCATGTACTGGAATCTGGAGGTAGGTCAAACCAACGTGGTTTGACCTTGCGAGGTTTGTACGCTCTCACGTACCTATCAGCAAGCGGCGCAGTTTCTTCACGGAATCGCATAGCGATTGAGCGAAGGTATTGCGGAGCAGTGATCTTCCGGCGACTCACGTCGTATTGAGTATCCTGGGTCCTTATGGGACCAAAGAGCTCTTCATAGGAATCATCTGCTACTCTTACGCTTGTTGAAGACGTATATACACTGTAGATCGGTAATATATGATCTACTCGCGACGGGCACCAATTTGTTCGGTGAGCGTCAGTGTACGTTTCGAATGTATACATCGAGGTTCTCTCACGAGAAACGCTGTATTTGTAACATTCACTACCATGAGCAACGCCGATACGACTGCAAATGCAATTATTGCGCAGAACGTAATCTACGTGCCTATGATAGTAGACTTTTCCTTCCCATTTACCGAGCAGATGTCCGTCCCCATAACCATCGGGGCCGAACTTTCTGAACTCAGCAGGGATTAAGTCTAGAAACCATCCGGCGGCTTCATAATCACACAACCTATAGTAATAGTTGTGGAGAAGATAAAGTCGACGGTATGATACGTTACCCCGCAGGAAAGCTGGTCGTACAAGGTATCCGGAATACCAATCGCTACCACATGACTCACGAAAAGGTCCATCTGAAAACGACTTATCAGAATTAATCTGAAAGCCAAGATCAGTGAAGACCGATTCTAACATTGAGTATGCAGCAGAGGGGATGATTATATCATCACCATAGGCGGACACGGGACCTGAGATTTTGTAGTACTCACACACGGCTTCTGCTAAGCAGAAGAACGTGATTGATTCTACAGGGAAAGTAGTACCATTTCCCATCCCAGCATATGCTTGCATCGAAAAGGTAAAACCATTCGATGAAGTGTACCCAGACCTGATCTCCATAAGCACCTCGAACCATTCGCATGGCCAGAGATGTTCGATGAGACCAAGAGCCATTAAGCCGCTAGCGTTTGATAGGTCAACGGTTGCTATACCGTTGGTTACGGATCCAATCCGTGCCAGTTCGCGATTGCGAGACTGGTCGGAAAGATCTATACCGTGACGCTTTGCACAGTTGCGTAAGTAATCACCATAACCGTTCTGAACGAACTTATTCAGAGGAGGTTCAACAGTAATTATACGATCTGTACTTGCGTCCTTCCGGACGAAGTCCAACCTAGACCGATGAATGGTCGTAGAGAAGGAGTCACAACACACATCTCCATCCATAAGGAATGAAAGTATGTGCGGGACCGTTAGCATAATCTCCGATAAGAGAGTGGAGCCTGCTAACTCTTCGCTGCAATACCCGATTTCAGCTATTAAACTGCGAATATCGGAGTCTTTCTTCTTCGTCTTCGTCGAAGCTCCACCAGGGCTGAACCTGAACCTAACGGAATTAACGTCAGGGACCTCACCGACAACTTTTTGGATTTTACGCTGGGTAGCATGAAGTATGCTCTCAACGGCAGGGCGAAATTGAAATTCGCCTCGCTTCCACAGGTTGAAGATGAGGTTTGTCTTGCGACATTCAGTTTCACCGCTAAGGAACTTCACAAGTGCTGAAAGCTTAGGGTCAGTATCAAGTGGCAAGCAAGGAAGCTTTTTAAGCATCCCTACTGCTGCAACATGATTCCGATAAGCTTCAGGTCCACTTGTGAAGGGTGGAGGAAGATCCAGAAACTCACGGAAATTGCCGCGATTAAGCGTATCAATACCGGGATTATCTGGGTCCACCCTCGCCAAGAATTTCTTGGCGATTTCCGATGCGAATCTGAGGGTGGTCTCATCGCTTGCCTCTTCTTCCCAAGTTTGCATTGCAAACATATCAATCTCCTATTAAGGAAGATTTGAAGACTGATTGCCGACAATTAAGTCGGAGCAATCAGACTATCAAACAGATCGGGGAGGACGCCGGTGGTGGCAGCAGCAACACTGGTGGTAATATTTCCACCAATGTTGAGAGCCAACTGACGGCTGAGGCGACGACCCGCAAGCGTGCTGCGCTCATGATAGTGGCCGTAGATACCAGTGGTATCCACATAAGCCACTTTCGGAGCAGCAGTATAACCTGCGGAGTTCTGACCACTGATGGATTCCATCACGGGGACTTCGATGCGGAAATCGACGTTCCATACACCACTACGGCGCGACTTAGACAGTCGGGCCGTCGCCGTCGTTTGTGCGTAGGTGGGCAATGATGCCACCTGTTCGCGCCAAACAGCGACGATCGTACCAGTCTTTGGGTCTCTAGACACATCGACAGGCACGAGGGTATGGGAAGCGGGCGTTGCCGCCCCGTCGAAAACTACGATGTTGGCGATATTAGCCATAGATACTCCAGTTTAAGAGAGGTTTGAAGGTAGCTCGACTATCAATCGTTTACTAATTTTCTAAGTCCACGCTTGATAGTAGTTCCTTTCTGGACGACAAGCGAAATAGCCTCTAGAGTGTGCCTTAACTGTACTGAGGTGTCCTTGTGAAGGACAGGCCTCATAACAGGGGGAGGTACACCCAGACTCTTACTTACTTCACGATTCTGTATCAAACGGAAGTATGATCCGCCATACCCGGTAATATCATAGATATTACCAGATTGGACGGGACCACACGTAACGCGTGATGTAGACGTGCGACAAAATGTCGTGTTGCTGATCATACGGGATGTGTGTAAGGCTTCAAGATACTTGCCTACACCAAACCACCAATCAACAACAAAGGAATACGGAATTCGTTCCCAGATAATACTGGTTATATCGAATATTCCGGCTTCATCAGTAATGTTATCTGAGGACACGTAACAAATAATGGACTTGGTCATTGACGAAGTAAAGGATTGTCTCCAATACCCGTGATATGGCCCAGTACCACTAAGATTTACGTTACGTTCCACACAGATACGAGTCCTTTTCGCTCTACCAGCCTTATACCCATAGGATTTTGCCGCATCGGATACATCATCGATAAGCGGCCTAATACCAAATTGGTATAGGAGGTAATTGTCGGCGATCCCTTGAACACCTTTGAAGCCTTTTATGTGGTTAGCGGAAGAACCGTTAAAAGCCACACGAAGAGCTTTATTGATGTCCCCGGACGCTAGACTTTCAC